GAGTCTGGAAATGGCGTGGACCCGTGTCGTGGAAGAGACCGACACGATCAGTGGCCTCAATGTCATTCCGTTTGTCACGAGGGGATACGAAGGCTTTGATCTGAACACGATGGCCGATTGGCATCGCGCCGAAGAACTGGTGCGCGATGAAGTCGTGACGCTGCCGCCGATTCCCACATGCGCCTGACCAAGCTCCCGGACCATCGCGGCAGCTGGCGCCCGTGGGCCTGGCGGGCGTACGTCGAATTTCTCAAGCGCACGGACCATCCGATTCTCGTGGGGCCCTGGCACGGCGAAATCGGCTTTGAAGCGCTCTACTGGATCCCGTTCCTCAACACCTTGACGGCCCTCGGGATTCCGAAAGACCGCCTGATCCCGATCAGCCGGGGCGGCGCGGCCTGTTGGTATGGCACGCCGACGGGGATGGAGCTCTACGCGTTGCGGACGCCGCAGCAGGTGCGGGTCGAGAACCGGACGCAGGCGGCGCTGACCGGATTGCACAAGCAGCAGACGGTGACGCCGTGGGATCGAGCAGTGTTGAAAGACGCGGCCGCGCGGCTCAAGCTGACCAAGTACCATGTCCTCCATCCGGCGTGGATGTATCACCTGCTCGCGCCCTACTGGACCGGCGCGCGGGGCTTCGCGTGGCTCAATCAACGCGCGGTCTATCAGATGCTCCCCGCGCCCGCGTTGCCGGATAGTCTCCAACTCCCCGAGCTGTTCGTGGCGGTGCGCTTCTACGCGCGGGACTTGACCTTTCCCGCCCATCACAAGCAGGCACGGCAACTCTTGCAGGCGACGATCGAAACCCTCGCGCAGCACACGCCCGTGATCCTGCTCGATACGGATCTCTTCCTCGATGACCACGTCGACCTGGGGGCGGCGGGGCCGTTGCCCGCGAATGTCACCCGACTCCGCGACCTGATCCCCTTGCGCCCCGAAACGCACCTGGCGATCCAGAGTGCGGTGGTCGCCAGAGCCATTGGCTTCGTGGGCACGTACGGCGGCTTCGCGCAACTCGCGTTGATGTTGGGCCGCCCGTCGGTGAGCTTCTATACCGACTGGGGCGGAACGGCGGTGACGCATAAGCATCTGGCGGATCTGATTTCGATTCAAACGCAGGTGCCGTGTCAGGTGTTCCGGATCGCGGAGTTGGCGATGACCTCCAGCGTGTTGCCGAAGGTGGAACTGGTCCCCGTGCCGCCAGCGGCGAATCTATCCTTGACTCCTGCGCCAGTCGGCGTAAGCTGAAGATCCGGGGATCGCGGGGCAACATGAGCCTGCCAGCCTTCGGTCCCGGCTCGTCTCTGCACGGCTCAATCTGGCTTAGCGCTGCCGGTCCTAAAGGCGCTCGCAGGCCTCCACTGCGTTACGAGTGGGTGTCGGACCACGATGGCTGGTCGAGAGATCAGCAGCCATCGCGTGCCATTCCCTGACCTCCCACAACTTCAACTTATTCAACCGCGTACGGGCAGAACTCCGTACGCCGTGGGAGTCGTCCATGACGGACTTTGTCCTCTCGGCGGGCAATACCATGCGCCCGCATCGCTCCCCCTGGGGGGCGTTTCCCATCAAGCACATGCCGATCTCGACCGGGTTGACGTCCAACGTCATCTTCGTCGGGAGTGTCGTCGGCCTCGATCAAGCGGCGTCGACCGCGTTTCTGCAGAACGTCGTCAAGATCGCGGTGTCGTCCAACACGCTCAATCCGGGCGCGGGGCAGATTGTCGGCGTGGCGGCCGAGAATCCCTCCGCCAACCTGTCGCCGAATGCGGGCGGCGCGATCAACAGCTCGACCCCCGGCGCGATGCCGATCATCGCGATCTGGGAAGCCAACCCCAACGTCGAGTTCAAGGCGTGGACCCGGCGCGGGGTGATCACGTCCTCGATTGTCGGGACGATCAAAGAACTGACGCGCGATTCGACGCTCAACATCGACTTGGTGAGTCTCAACGTGTCGTCGCTCGCGACCCCGGCCAACTGCGTGATCATCACCGGCTTGATTGACGCGCCCGGCGATTCGGGCGGGGCGGTGACGTTCCGGTTCAACACCAGTTCGGGCTTCTTGGCCTTTTATCGGTAATCGGTTCGCTCCACCGCGAGAACCACAGCGCGGAGCTTTTCAGCAGGGAGTGAATCATGGCGCAAACGCGCGGCCTCTTCGATGCGTTGTACGACAATGTGGACAAGACCTTGTACGCGATCATGAAAGATCGCCTCAAGGAACTCGCCCGCATCTACACGGAGATCTACAACATCAAAACGTCCGACCGCAAATTCGAGCGCGTCGTGACGTACGTCCCGTTCGGCGATACCCAGCCCAAGCCGGAAGGCGAACCGTTCGTGATGGACACCTTGCGGCAGGGGAACACCAAAGACTTCACCCACACCGAAAACGGGCTGGGCTTTGAAGTCACGCAGACCGCCTTGGAGGATGACAGCGAGAACATCCTCAACCGCGCGGGCGACTGGCTCGCGTTCAGTGCGCGCTACGTCGAAGAGGGCCGGGCGGCCAATCCGTTCAACAACGGGTTCACGACCGAACTGACGCCCGACGGGGTGTCGCTGTTCAACGCGGCGCACATCCTCAAGGGCGGCGGCACGGCGCGCAACACGCTCGCCACCGCGGCGGATCTCTCGGCGACCTCCCTCACCCAGGCGATGGTCGATCTGCAGACCGACCAGAAGGACGAAGCCGGACATCTGGCGATGCCGGTGACCAATTGGACGCTCTACATTCCGCCGCAACTCGAGTTCCTGGCGGATCGCTTGATCAACTCGGTCGGCTTGCCGGGGAGTGCGGACAATGACCGCAACCCGATCAAGTCGCGCCGCACGTGGTCGATCGTGGTGAATCCGCGGTTGACCGATGCGGATGCGTGGTTCCTGGTGGCGGGGAACAAGGCGAATCATGCGCTGACGTTCTACCGCCGGGTGCCGATCAGTCTGGACCCGATGGAGAAGGATCCGCGGAAATCCGCGTTGTGGAATCCGTTCGTCCTCGTCGTCTCCTCCGGGGGGGCGACGCAAACCGTCGCGATGACCCGCGTCCCGACCTATGAAGAGTGGTACGTGACCGAAGTCCTTGCCCAGTGCTCGACCTCGTCGACCGGCGCCGCGGCCGCGTCGAGCGTGGCCAACGTCCAGTTCAAGGCCAACGGGTCGACGCTCCATACCCCGCTGATCTTTCAGAACACCAACACGGTCGCGATGGTGACGGTGACGCCGACCCCGGGCGAATACGAAGGCCGGCTGATCGCGGCCGGGTCCACCATCACCTTTGTCGCCGCGGGCGGCGATACGGCGGTGGCGATGGGCAGCTTGCGCGGGGAGCTGCGGGGCTACATCCGCTTCATCAGTTCGACGCGTAGTGAGGGCGGCTAGTCATGGGCGGCGGCGGCGTCAATATCGAAGCCCGCAACAAGTGGATCTTTGGCAACCCGGTGACGGCCGCCGCGGCGGGCGAAGGCGGCGCGTCGCTCGGCACGACCGGCACCGGGACGCGGTTTTTTGTCGGGGGGGTGACGCGGTTCACCAGCTTCTACGTCGAAGCCAGTCTCAATGCGTCGTGTTCTTTTCAGATCCTCACGGCGCGGACGGAGACCGGGCCCTCGGCGATCCTCAGTAGCGGGACGCTGTCGAGTAACGCCCTGGCGGTGGTGCAGTCGAGTATCGCGCCGTTGGCGTGGGTGATGCCGCGGCTCAAGACGCTGACCTCGACGTCGGTGCATGTCATCGTCGAGTTGTACGGGAACTGATGCCGGGGATTGACGAGCTCCTCACCCGGTTGCATCTGGGCGCGGGCGGCACGCCGGCCGCCGTGCCCGGGAGTGGCTGGATCGATCCGACCCAAGCCCCGTATCTGGCGGTCGGGGACGGGGTGACGGATGCCACGGCCTCGATCCAGGCCGCGATCGATGCGACGGCGGCGACGGGGGGACGGGTGGTCCTCCCGGCGACCGGGACGTTCCTCTGCGGGAATCTCACCGTCACCAACAAAACCCACTTCACGCTGACGAGTCTCGGGGCCACGATCCAGTGGACGGGCACGGCGAGCGGGTCCAACTACATCGGCCTGCAACTGATCGGGACGCTGACGCATTGCACGTTCGAGGATTTGATCCTGAACGGGGATGGCGTGCTGGCCAATCGCCACGCGGGGATCTGGAACCTGAGCGGCGGGACGTTTACCAACATCGTCATGCGCGGCAATGTCGTCACGAACGTCGTCTTCGGGTTGGGGCTCGGCGCCGACGGGGCCGGGTCGATCCAGGGGCTCGAGATCCGCGGCAATTATCTGGACACGATCGTCGGCACCGCCGCGGGCACCGGCTACGGGATCTATCACGCCAGCGCGAGCACGACGGCGCAGCATGTGCGGATCACCGAGAACGAAATCTCGCGCGCCCAGCGGCACAGTATTTATCAGGGCAAGGGCTGCGGCGTCCTCATCGCGTCCAACACGATCCGCCTGCACCGCACCGGGCAAGGCGTGCCCGGGTCCGCGAGCTCGGCGATTGTCGTCTCCCGCAGTCAAGACGTCGTCGTCGCGACCAATGTGGTCGACAGCGCGCAGGACGGCGGCATTGAGGTGGGGTCGGGGGCCGGCTCGCCGGGCCGCAATGTGACGATTGTCGGCAACACGATCAGCAACGGCTCGGGGGTGGCGACCGGGATCGTGATCGGCACGTCCGATCCGGCGACCAACGGCAACACGACCGACGTCACGGTCTGCGGCAACACGATCTATTCCACGGGCGTCAACAATCCGCAGATCTACGTCTACGAATGCACCCGGTTGAATGTGGTCGGCAACAGTTGCTACATGGTGGCGTGTCCCGGGACGGCGACGTCGCTGTATCTGGCGGGGAGTCTGGAAACCGCCGGGACCGCGACCTACACCACCGACGTCCAGATCAAGGACAACCTGTTCCACGGCACCAACAATGGGGGCGCCTTTATCCCGATCGAACTCGGCGTCTTGCTGGCGGATGCGGCGTCGCGGGTCGAGTTCGCGTCGAATCGGCTCGTGATCCCCGGCGTGGCCTTCCGGTTGGACGGCCCGCAGAGCAACCCGAATGTGTACGTGTGGGATCAGATCGGGACCGGGCTGACGACGATCGCGGTGACGCAGACGCCCGGCCCGCTGTCGGTCGAAGGCGGCCTCTATGCGTCCTTTCCCGGCGGTGGCGGGTTCCTGATCAACAACACGGCCGCCGATGCCGCCGTGACGGGCCAAGCCTACATGACGTTCCGGACGGCGAGTACGGCGCGGTGGTACGCGGGCATGTCGGCGGCGGGCGGGACCGGGAACTTCGACATCTACAACAACATCGGCGGCGCCAATGCCCTCTCGATCGACAAGACGTCGAGTCTCATCACGCTCGGTGCCGCGCTGAAAGTGACGACCGGGTTCGGTTGTAACAGCAAAACCGCGCAAACGGCGTTCGCCTCGGGCGGGGCGCTCAATGCCTACGGGGCGGGGGCGAACGGCTTTGACACCGGGGCCAATGCGTCAGCCCTCTACGCGATGGTCGTCGCGATCCGGGCGGCGCTCGTCGCCAACGGGACCATGAGCTAATGGCGTTTCGCGATTGGGGCTCGACCCCGCTCAACTCGACCGGCGGCGATTCGGGCGACGGCCTCGAAACCAATCCGTCGACCGCGACCATCATCGCGCGGGTGACGCCGACGCAGCTCCAGGGGCAGGGCGTGCTCTTTCAGGTCACGTACGTCATCG